ATGAAAATACCTCTTTTAAAACAATCTGACGGTCGCCCATCTGCTTCGTTTACAATGATGATAATAGGATTTATCGTAGTAACCCTATGGCTTCTTGTATCTATTGTAGAAGAAGCTTTTGGCATTCAAATAAGAGAATTTTCTGGTTCAGAAGCAATGAGCTATCTGACACCACTTTGCACACTTTACTTCTCACGCAGATGGACAGATAGAGCCTCTGGTGGTTCAACAACATCAGCCGGGGCTGAAGAAAAAACGGAAGAATGAATATGAAAATCTCAATAAATAAACTTAAATCTTTAATTCTTGAAACTGTAAAAGAACAAGTAGCAGCAAATCAAGGTCGCTCTGGTATACGTAAAGATCAATCAATTTCTCTCGTTTCTGCAACAAATCTTCGTAATGCCGAAGCTGTCCTTAAATTGCTTGCTCGCCAAACTGAAGGAGATATCTCTCCAGATCAAAAGCGTTATCTCTCAAAGCTTACCGGACGCACTTCAAAAGATGAACTCAAAGCAATCCTTGATAAGCTATATGTTGATGGTCTTAATGGTAAGTCAATTCTTGGTTATAAAGCAATGACACCAAATAAGCTTAAGGATCTTATAAACAATATGAAATCTACTAAAGCTTTAATGGGCAGCGAAGAAACACCAACGTCTGCTGAAGAAGTTGATGCTGGCGAAGAAGAGGAAGCTGGAAAGAAATATCAAACAAAGGGTATGACTGGCGGCGCTTCTCTTGAAGATATTGCAAAAGAACTGGGCGTATCCGTTCAAAGAGCAGCAGAACTTGAAAAGAAGGGATTAGAACGTTTTAAAAAGAACGTCGGTTCCATGAAGGGCTTTGAAACAAAAGAAAGTCTTAAAGCTATAGCAGTTCCAGCCGCTAAACAATTCGTTGAACAACTTGGCGAAAAAGGCGTTGAAGATTTCGTAATGGACGTTCTTAAAATGCCAAGAGCAACTGAAAAGGATATTGAACTTCTTGTTGACCTTCAAGCAATGGCTGAAGAAGGTGCAGAAGAAGAGGCAGCAGCAGAACTTATCAGATTGTATCTTCAAGGTTCCAATCTACCAGTCATTGCTCGCTTTGCAGACGCTTTAAGAGCCAAAGAAACTGCTGGTCGTCCTTCAAAAGTAACCAAATATTTCTGAAAAGTTCAATGATATCAAGGGGTTAGATTTATTAATTTAATTCCTTGATTTTTGTCTCCGGATATGTCATTATAATAAAGTTATAAAGCAACCTGGAGAACAAATGACGAACATGAAGATCAATCCCGAGAACGTTAGTCCCCTTTTCGCTCGCCTACGTGATAGGGCGAAGCTTTCCGAATGGCTTATGAGCTATTATTTTAGTGATGCAAAGCGGGATCGGGTTTGGTTTAATTCCAGCGTTAACAGCGACAATGTATTGTCGTATATTTCGGATCCCCGTTCTGGTTTCCCTCTTTCGCCTTCCGACGTGTGCGACGATTGGAACATTAAGAAGTCGCTTAAGGGCGATTTTGCAAATATTGATTTTGACGGTATTGCAAAGCCTGTGAAGGGTAAGAAGGAAGCGATCTATAACACGGGCGATATTAGTCTTAAGGATATCGGTCAGGAGCTTCATGGTATTACCGCAATGATGGCTCTTAAGCTTGAAACGTCTGGTACCGCTAAGATGCAGCTTATGACGGGAAAGAACCGTGATGGTATGGAAGCTGCTATGGAGCGGATTAACGAAGCGCATAAGACAGTTGCAGCGGCATTTACTACGCTTCTTAAGGCAAGCGGTAAGAATACCAATAAGTTCCTTGAAGCAATCAAGAAGGCTTATCAGATTACGCCGCTGGAAATGGAAGATATTAAGACTAACCGGGAACTTAAGATGATTACATTCCTCATGGATCAGGATGATATTGATATCATCGATTATCTCCGTGGGGATATTCTTAAGCAGGATAACCGGATGAAGAGTTTTCAGACGATGATTAGCAAGCACGTCTATCCGAGCAAGAAGCGTGGTCGTCCGAAGAAGAATGCAAATTGATTTATGCCACAATCAGAAATAACAAGTCACCCTTTATATAACTCTTTCCCAGAGGGCTGGATTACCAAAACGGTAGGTCCGGTCCTTATCGCATATAGAGAACCTAAAAATATACGAATTGAGGATTATAGCTATATAACATTAGGCGTTTTAAAATTAGATCATCAGCAAGGTATCGTCGTCACTCTTGAAGAAAAAGAGGACGGCGATTTTGCTTTTGTATCTTGCAATATACAAGCCGAAAATGGTAGATATTTTATTCGTGAATGCTATGATATAGCATTGAAGATTGATCGCTTCTTTGAAGGATTAGAAATATGAGTAAAATAATCACTACTGAGGAACCCGATATAGAATTAGATCCCGAAAGCATGACAGATAATCTTGATATGTTTGAAGCCTTATCTGTTAACAAAAATAAAATGTTAGAAGCCATTAGAGATTTAGATCACATTATTGAAAATGGGGATACGGCCTCTTATGCAGAAACATCAGCGGCTCCTAAAAAAAAAGAAAAAAGCATCAATTGTTTCATACGTATTGAAAGCAAATTTACAAACAACTCTTTCAATATGAATTTTAAATTAATTGGATTAAATCAGAATGTCGTAGAACGTTCTGCAACCGAATTAGAATTAGAAGCTGACGAGAAAAAACTCGTTAAGCTTTTTTCTTTTTATCAATCAAACGTCTATAAGCAAAAGTTGCAAATAGGAAATCAATTCAAAGTCCTACTAGGGAAGACTAAGATGATAAAACGCAAAAAGAAACTAATAACAAAAAATGACGTGTTCTTAACAAAACTATATGCCAATATTGATGGGAAAAGAGTAAATTTAATCAATTGCGTTAATCAAGCTTGGCGTATTAATGAAATGAAATACGCTTTTGATAATAATCGTTCAACAATTAAGGTTCTTTTCGTAAGAAACAAATAATTAGGTTTGAGGAAATATATGTCAACATCATTACGTAAAGCTTTAACTGAAGATCGGCGCAAGAAATATCTATCTGGACTAATCAACGAAGCAATCGTTCAAATCATTTCTGAACAAGATGCCGCTCCTGCTCCAGTTGGTATGCCAGCTCCCGCTGCTCCGCCAGTTGATGCTTCCGCTCCTGCTGAACCAACAACCAATACAACCGAATTCACGGTTGATGATATGATTGAACGTCTTAACGTTGTTCGTGGCGGCAGATCATTCACAGATCCAGAAGTATATGGACAACTCGTTACATTCTTTAAAACTCTTAATGATGAACAAAAATCTTCTATGCAAAAGTTCCTAATGGATCTTGGAAAAATTGTTATTAACGTTAACGATCAAGAAGCTCCTCCAGGCGGCGAAACTTCATCCGTTCCTCCAGCTATGCCTCCCGCTCCAGCAGCAGCACCGGTTCCTGCCACTCCCGTCGCTCCTCCTCCAACAGCCTGATAATATAACACAATATATATATTGAAATTTTAATATATATTTGCTATACTAAGAATATGGCTGGACAAACTAATACCCCCAAATTTAATTGGCATGAACAACGCCAAGTTAACGTACATGATATTCCCGGTGTCCGTTATCTACCATGTATGCCTGTGGTCGGTTCTTCTCATGGTGTCACTCGAATTGAAAATGGAACCTTTATCATGTATGTTCGTGATATTGATGGGGGACCAAGGGGCGAAGATAAAGCGTGGATCTTCTCTCTAACAGAAAAGCCTGAAATTGAATTCGTTGTGCCCGCTGCTTGTGCCCCGTATCTTTGGAAAGCAAAACAACAAATTAAACCCGGTATGCGACGTAGATGATTAAAAGCCCTTGGAAACAAGGGCTTTTTTATTACTTGAAATATGTCCTTTTATCTGTTATTCTTATTATAAGAGAAAAAGATGACTACTAGAAATCGTAACCAGCTTGTCACCGATAACACCCCCCGTCATTGCAGCCGTTGTGGCGATGCCTTGACCGATCCCGCCAGCCGTGAGTGTGGTGTCGGACCCGTGTGCCGCAAGAAGGATACCCATCTTTACGCTAAGACCATCGCTGTAAACTTTGGTATTGCCACCATCCGTGCCATGAGCGTGCGTGATGATATGCTCGCTCCGGAGGTTCGTGACACTTGGAAGGCGGCGTATAATCGGCTACTTAAGGCGGCTGAAAAGGTCGCTAATCTTACAGACGATGTGACGATCATGCGCCGTGCCGGTGCGGATCTCCGTGAGGTTGTCCGTGCCTGTGACCTTGTGTGCTCGTATGAGAATCCTAGTCATGATGTTCGCAATGCAATGATCGATGTGGTTCACGCTTGCGGTTATGTCGGTCTGGCAGCGGTTCTAGCGGGACAGGCTTCTACTTCCCCCAGCCGTGTCTGGTTTGAAAACGGGCGGGTGTTTATGAGCGGTCTTGGCAATAAGTCGGGTTGGGCTGCGATGCGCCAGATCCCCGGCATTGTTACCCCTCGATATCGTGGTGATCGTTCGCCCTACTCTGCCCCGGCTGCTAACGCTGTTGCCTTCCTCACTAACGTTCGCCGTTATTGGCCGATGTATGAGGGTGATATCGTTGCCCTTTCGACCGAGGCGGCTACTTGGGTTCAGAATAACACGGTGATCGCCGCTGCTACCGCAGCTTCCACCGCTCCGGTTCATGCCTTTGTGGCTACCGTTCGCACGGGGGATTTTACGGTTTCGTTCCCATGGGTTCGTAACGCTAACATGACGGGCTTTGTTAACCAGCTTAAGACGATCACGGCGAGCGAGCGTAGCTATGATGCTGCTAACCGCACGTGGTCGTTCACCCTTGCCAACGTTGATCGGGTCATGGATATGGCTCGTAGCAGCAATATCTTTGGGGAGGTTCGTAAGGCTGATAGCACCGCTACCACTCCGGAAGGTCTTTATAATCGGCAGTCGGTTCAGAGGCGATATCCTAACCTTGGGCGGGCAGCTTATTACCGTGGCGGTTGGCGTATGTAAGCCATTATAATAATCTAAGCTAAATGGACCCTGGCTTCTGCCGGGGTTTTTTTTTAAAGATCTAATCCACCATCATCATAATCACCCTTTTGCATTAATTTAGCGAGGGTTTCTTCATATCCAAGCTTTATACCGGCTTGGATTTTGTCTTTATGAAAGTTCATGCTGTTTTGGTTTGGTGACTTTGCTGGAATGAATATATTAATCTTTACATTTTGTAGCGTCTTAGCGGCTCTTAGAACGGTATAGCAGTCCATGAGGTAAATCTGGTCGCTCATTATTTCGGAGGCTCTTAAAGCCACTCTAGGGGCGCTTGTTAGATTGGTTGTGGGCAATACACGATCACGGATTGCAATAGGAGAAGTGAGTACAACGTCGATTTCATCTGGACGTTCTTTAAGAGCTTCAAGAATTGGAATTTGGTGACGTATACCACCATCTACCCATTTCTCTTCATGTAAAGATATAGGTTCGAACACTAAAGGAAGATGACTACTTGCCAATATACATTCTTTGATATGAGTATGATTACCTTCAATAACTGTATATTCGCTATTATTGAGATTAACACAACCAACCGTTAGTTTAACGCCGCTTGTTTGTATTTTTTTGATATCCAAAAACTTATCAACAAGAAGACGAAGAGGTTGTCCGCTATGCAGAGAACCTTTCCACATTGAATAGAGATAGTTTATAGGTTTGATAGAATTCCAAGGGGCGTATATATCATCAGAAGTATTAATATTATTCCAAATATCTAATAAACCTTGACCACAATGTTTTTGTTCGTCTGGAGAATGCATTGCAATCCAAGAGGCATTAAGAGCGCCCACAGATATGCCATGAACATTATCCCAACTTCTTCCCGCTTCTAATAACGCTTGTATAGCACCAACTTGCCAGGATCCCCTACTTCCACCACCACTTAATACAAGCGCCCTCTTTGTCATATGTTACCTCAACCCTTTAATAAGCTTTTACCGCCATATGATATATTATTTCCGCCGCCATTTACTATTGCGGAACGTTCAACCAATAAATCTCCCGCAAACGGCGCTCGGACACGAACCAATTGCATCATTCTCTGAGGCTGCTCATTGATTTTAGATAAATCAACGCTCGATAAGTTATCTACGCAGTAAGCTCGCAGCTCTCCCATTATAGCAAACTCTTTATTGGCTACTCCGCTCAATTCTCCCACGCTACGGATAAGCGGAGTAGTAGTGCCAAAACCATCACTATTCTGTATTTGACGATAATAGTTTGCACCTTCACGAAGATATACAGCACCAGAAGAGGTTGGTTGTTGCGTCATAGCTCTTTGCATAAGCATACCAGCTACGTCTACTTCCGGAACTTGAGGACGTGTTGGTTGTTGATATTGAGGACGTTGCTGTTGTTGCAACTGTGCCGCTCTATTGCTCCAATACTTATTTTCCCAATCATCCATATATCATTTACTTTCTTTTAATACTTTAATCAAAACGTTTTCCATTAAGGCATGAACATCGTTTTCGTTTCTAATATTATAACGCTTTATTACGGCATATGTTTGAGCTTCGTTAAGTCCAAAATAACCTTTAATTTTTTGAAACACGGATTGTTCTTCTGGCGTTATCTTTGGTGGACCGAGATAACGAGGATCCAATCCGCTAATCGTAGACGCTGCTATGTCGGGATAGTTTGGGTCAATTATTCCTCCCAAGTCAGCAATCTTTTTAGAAATTTCTGGACTTGAAACTCCTGCGGCTTTCAACTTTCCAATATATCCTTGAATTGCATCTTGAACTTCTTTTGATTTTAAAACTTCAACAGTTTTTGTCACGTTAACACTTTGTTGTTTTGGAGATTCGGCACCTTTAATACCACCAGAAACAGGTTGTGCAAGTCCGGTTAACGCTCTCTTTCCATCATATAGTTCTATAGCACTATATATCTGACCACCCTTCTCTGTTAAGTTTGATATTTCATCATTTATTATTTTTGTAAAGTTTGGATAACCAAATATATCAGTTAGTCTGTTCAAATCTTCTTCTTTATACATTGGATTTTTCTTAGTTCCAATAGTTTTATATGCATATATCACAACAAAGCTTTCTAAGTCTTTAATTTGTTCTGGGGTCAAATCTTTTTGATCTCTGTTCAAAAGAGCTATAGCATCATCAATATTATCGATATTTTGTTGTTTTGGTTGATTTGGATCCTGTGCAGCCGCTGCTGCACTGATTGCCATTGGTCTAGCCGGAACTGTTTTTTCTGCTAAAACTTCTTTGACAATAACATTAATCATCTCTTTTAGTTGAGCCAATACTTCTTCACGGCTTTTTTCAAATGCTACTGCGCCGCCCATAGGCTTTGCATCTTTTGGTGCATTATTACTTGGAACTCCATCAGAATAAACTTCCTTTTTAGAAGCTTTCCACTTCTCCCAGTTTTCTTTTTGAACATCAGTCTTAACGTTATCTGGAGATCCAGGTTTATTTGGAACTCGGCGCTTTCTTGCAACCGCACTCTTTTTTTCTTTTTTGCTCATATTCTTAGCCTTGGTTGCCGGAACACATTTTGGATATTTGCGTGAGCTATCCTTTGCTCTTACACCTTTATCGGCAGAAGCGCCACAAGCTGGGTGTCCACCGCCTTTTTTCTTGCGGCTAATATCTTTCCAGTCTTGAGAAAACCATTTCCGTAAGTCTTCGTTCATTTCTTCTTACCTTTCTTACGCCAGCCGCCGCCCTTACCCTTATACCATTTAGCTGCCCAACCATTAGCATAAGCAGAATTACCGGTAACAGTTATCATGCCATTTTGTTTCATAACCCATGTTCCGTTGACGGTTGTCGGACACCATACATCCATGTTTTCGTAGGTTTCTTTTTGAACGTTCTGACTAGATTGAATAGTCCTTTTGCTCATAGACCAGTCACGCATAAACAAATTGTGCGACTTGTTTCTGAAACTGACTCTGTAGCCTAACAAAACAGCGCAGATTTCTAGAGCGTCCCCGTGATTCTGGTTTTTCTGGCTAAATCCATACCGATTATCTCTACCTTCGTACTTTTCGCTCAACACCTTTTCGTGTCCGTCATATATGATGGCTGATGCAAAGAACGCTTCTCTTTGAGCATTGTTCATTGCAATCACTTTTTCGACCCAATTATCTTGATATTTGCTAAAGCTTGCTAGATGCAGAGGTTCATTTGTATCTTTGATTTTGGCGTTGGTAATGATTCTCATTCTTTTGTTGATATCGCTCGCCTTTACCATGCAACTATCATTCCAATATCTGTAGCATCTTGAGTCTATTTCTCCGCTCTTGGTAAATTTTTCATTGTCCCAGTTTTTTTCTAACACCCATTTGTGATCTGGAGTACAAACAAAGTCAAAGTTTGTTTGTGGTGTCCTGAGACGAATAGTTTCTGCATTTTCGTAGAAGTGTATGTATTCTACCAGTTGCCATTCGGTGTATCCGCTTTGTATGTTGTAGGTTAGAATCTCATCATTTATCTTTACATCATGATAAGATTTCCATCCTTTTTTGGTCAGGGCTTGAGAATCAAGTGGCACGCAAGGGTACACGTCGAATTTAGCTCTGGCAGCAGCCTTAGCTCGGCTCCAAAGGCTTGGATTAGTTGGAGCATTCTCCCCTTCATCTATTCCTTCGTTAAATGTTTCTTCATTTAAAAGATATTCTAATAAAGTTTCTATATTCATTTTATTCTCTCTTATACTTGCATTAACACCAACACGATCATCATCTGTAGGAGATTGTCTTAGCCTTCTGGAACCAAGAGGATCCTCTCCAAAACTTTCGTAATCTGGATTTACCACTTCATAATCTTGTGGCACAAATTGTTTTGGCCAACCAATAGCGCCAAAACCACCTAATGGACTTTTTTGTGCTGGAACATAATCTACAGAAGGATTTTGTTCTTCATTCTCACCAAACTGTGGACGCCATGTTTCAGTAGGTGGTTGATCTGGATTAATATGATTTCTCCAGGCAGCTAATGAATTAGTTCTGGTATTATTCCATCCTAAACGATCTGGAGTTGTAGCTCTAGGTGCTCCCAATAGTTCCATCAAATATTCATTAACAACTTCTTGAACTAAATCATAAAAAATTATATCCGAAGCATCTTGTTTATGTTTGATATCAGAACTTATATCAGGATCGGGACCAATAAGCTTATTTAGTTTTTTATCGATAGGATTTTCGTCTTCAGAAAGTTCTAAAGCTAAAGCACTTGAGTTGCCGGTGACATCATCCATAGGAACCCCATTAAGAGTTGGTCCAAGATATTCTGCTGGACGTCCATCAATTAGATTTTCATAATCCGCACCGGCATTCATAGGTGTAAAGTTTTGTGGATTTACAAGAGTATTCATTGCAGGAAAACCTGGCAAATCTCTCATACGGGAAGTGGAATTATCAAAGGCTGCATTTTCTGCAACAGTTTCTACAGAACCATTTCTACCATTCCAATGTGGAACCGTATCTTTAAAGGCTCTTCCAACTAATCCTTTACCATTAATCCATTCTTGATCTGAGATGTTTTCTTCTGCTTCCTTTTCAGTTTTTTTTCTTATATCTTCTGTAGCTGGATTAAGACCGAAATGAGCAAGTTGTTTATACCCGCCAACACCATAATTTCCAGTTCCACCAAATGATGGATTGCCCATAAAGTTTGGTCCGGTATATTCAAGTAACTTTTCTAAATTGGTTTTATTTTTAGGCATGACAATCTTTTTCTTAATTAGCTTCTCTTCTTCTAATTGGTAGGGTTCCACAAAAGAGAAATGTTCTTTATAATTTAAACGTCATCTGATATGATGAATATATGGCAATCGATAATCCTAAATATTTTCTATTTGATACGGAAACTGGCGGCGTCCGAAAAGAAATGAGCCTTCTAACTCTTTATGGACATATTCTTGATGAAAATCTGAACATTTTGGATACTATTGATCTTAAGATTAAACCTGATGATGGAGTTTATCACGTTAATGCTCAAGGTTTAGAAATTAATAAAATCAACATTGTAGATCATGATAGAGTTGCAAAACCTCTATCTGAGGTAAAAACCCGTTTTAAGAATTATATATGTGGATGGTCACTTAATCAAAAACTTACACCAATTGGTCATAATGTCCGTTTTGATGTAAAGTTTGTTAAAACCCATCTACTTGAAGATTGGGACCGCTATTTTGATCGTAGGCATATTGATACTGCATCTATTGGTAAGTTTCTTGCTCTATCTGGTATTGTCCCAAAGCTCAAAACATACAGTCTATCAGAAATGGCGCAAGCATTGATGATTGATGTAAATGAAGATAGTAGGCATGAAGCAAGATTTGATGCAGATTTAACATTAAACGTTTTACGTAACATGACACAATTAATTAAAGGAAGTAACAAATGAGATATACAGTTAACGTAGATGATAGGGTCAGAGTTAAGGATATTGATGCGGCGTGTTATATGCCCATCTATATCAAGTTCTCCGGTGCCTTCACAGAAGTAACCGCTAATAAGTTCTGTGAAGAACTGGAAGCTGCCGAAGACCATTGCACAAAGGCAAAACAAGAAATCCTGCCAATCGTTATTGATAGCTACGGTGGAGAAGTATATTCTCTCCTTGCTATGGTCGATATGATTAATGCTTGCAAGGTTAAGGTTGCTACCATCGTAGAAGGTAAGGCTATGTCATGTGGCGCTGTTCTTCTTACCTGTGGTGCAGAAGGATATCGTTTCTGTGCTCCATCAGCTACCGTAATGATCCATGAAGTTTCCAGCATGGGTTGGGGTAAGAACGAAGAAATTAAGTCTAATGCCGCCGAAACAGATCGTTTGAATGAAGCCATTCTTCGAACAATGGCAAAGAACTGCGGACACAAGGAAGACTATTTCCTTGATTTAGTTCACCAGAAGAAGCACGCCGATTGGTTCATTGACGCTAATGAGGCTCTTAAGCACAATCTCGTTAATCATATAGGGATCCCAAGCTTCCATGCGGAATTCAAGATTGAAACTGAATTCCGTCTACCAAACGGTAAAAAGTTGCTCTGAAATCTAAAAAAGATAATAAAAAGGGAAGGTCTTACGACCTTCCCTTTTTGCGTTTATACCACAGGGATATAAATCAGACTACGCTACCAGACACGATTGCCCAGCCAGCAGCACTACCATTCAAGCCAGAAACCCCAACTGCTTGAACAACGTTCCATTGGGAAGCAACAAGGCTTTTTGTCCACGTGCCGCCATTGATTGGATTAGAGGCAGTAAGGAAAAATGCATTGTTTGAAGCAAGAACAAGCTGTACAACTAAACCATCTGCTACAGTTCCATCTGCTGATGCTGTAGAGCTGATAGCTGGTAAAACCGCTGTTACGCCAGAACCAGAAAGAACAACTAGACCGGTAGCTACTGAGCCTGAACCAGAAGATACAACTTGTTGTTCAATTGCAAAAAAACCAACATCACCATCTACTGTAGTGCTTAAAAAACCATCTTTTGTTACTTTATTTCTGATACCCATATTAATTTACCTTCTTCCTGTGGTAGCTATAAATATTATCGTATTATATAATATTCATTTAAATCATCAAAATTTACTAATGTTAAGTTATTATTAAATAGTTATTAATATTCGCATATGCAAAATATTAGTTGGAAAGATCCATTACCCGTAGTTTGTTGGAGCTTACCTATCGGCAAGTATCATCCGGCAGGATTTGGTTATTCAAAATATAGCAATATTCATTCGGGTGTAGACCTATATGTTCCACAACATACTCCAGTTCATTCTGTTGAAACTGGAACGGTTGTTAATATTCTTAATTTCACCGGACCATTTTCTTTCTACCCATCTTTAAACCCAACACAACTGTTAATGATAGAAGGTGTTTCTGGTGTAGTTCTATATGGAGCAATAGAAGTTTTAGAAGATATCAAGGTTGGACAATTAATTGAAACCGGTTGTAAAATAGCTCATGTAATATCTGCTATTGAAGAACAACCAATGCTTCATATTGAGTTACATAAAAATGGAACCAAGCTTCCATCTGCATGGAAACAAGGACACTCACAACCTAAATCCCTCCTTGATCCAACTTCTTATCTTCTTTCCCTAAAGACATATAGACGATGACTACAAATGTAATTCTTCCACCATCCCATCCCCTAAAAGGGAAAAGATACGATATTTTATACATAGACGTTCCGTGGGCGCATTTTGGCAATCCAAACAAGGATGCTGCCGCTGGAAAACATTACCAACTTATGACCGATACAGATGTTAATAACCTGCCCCTAAAGAAAATCTTAAAGAAGGATGCATACGTCTTTGTCTGGGCTACTACACCACGTTTAAACGCCGCTATAGACGCCATTAAGGCTTGGGGACTGCACTACCGAGGCGTAGGTCATATATGGGTTAAGACACGCAAGGACGGCGGTATAATCCATGCACAAGGCATTCCTCCAACCTATAGCAAACCTACTACAGAAGTTCTATTAGTTGCCACGACCAAAAAAGCTGGCAGACCTATCAAACTTATCAATTCAAAACTTCCACAAGTTGTATTGGCTCCAAGAGAAGGACATTCTACAAAACCAGAAGTGTTTCGTGAATTGATTGAAAGTGCTTTTGGAACCGGTTATGATAGGATCGAGGTCTTCGCTCGTAAACAAGTTCCTGGCTGGGATGCTATAGGAAACGCAGTTTGCAATGGAGAAGATATTAGAGATACCATAGCCAATATTATATGAATTCTAAATCCTCTCATTCCAGTCTTAGACGGGCAAAAAAGAAAAAAGTAAAAATCTGGTGGCGTATACCAGATTTAGATAACATTCCAACAGCAGATGCAAGAGATATGATATATCGCTCTATGGTAGTCGCTTCTATAGCCTTGCAAGAATATCATAACGTTAAAGAAGATCCAGATTTCTTCAGAACGTTCTGGCTTATGACAGAAGCAGAACATATGCCTGGAATGCTAAACTTTATAAAAAAAGAAATGAACGATCAAAGAGTTCATTATTTCGCAGAAGTTAAATAAAAAAAGAGCGGCGTTTAAGCCGCTCTTTTCAGTTAATGAACTATCAAAAAAAACTCATTATGCTCCAGCGCCATAAATAGAATATTCCCTTGCCGCCTTTACTTGCACTACCTCCCGAGCGTAAGGCATATCCGGATCAAGGATCATTGCAGATAGATGACCACCAAACACGCATCCGGTGTCAATACCATAGCAGCGTGCTCCACTAGGGGCATCCCAATCCTTAATCCACTCCCGTCCAACAACGGTATGCCCAAAGATAACATCCTGCTTACCATCCCAAATCTCTGCCCAAAATACACTTCCTTCGGGTTGTAGAAAGCCGGGAACGACAAGCGACATCATGTTAAGACTATCCGGTTTAACAAAACGAACCATTGTAAGAATTTCCTTACTCTGTTCCGCTACCGTTTTGCCAGGAACCAATCCAGCATGAACAATAATCGTATTAAACTCAGGTACTTCAATATAATTGGGTAGACCAGCTAGCCATGCAATCTCAATATCAGTAAGCTCAGAAATAGTATGTTCTTGATCCGGATCCGGATACATTGGGTTCCTGTAATCCGGATTAACACCAGCCTTAAGCATATGTCCCCGACGACGAAGAAGCTTTGCATCATGGTTACCATGAATTGCTTCTGCCCCGATCTGCATAGCATAACGCACCACACCAGCACTATCCGGACCACGATCCACTAGATCCCCGGCGCACACTAGACGATCCTCTCCCTGCCGATATCCAACACGATCCACAATTGCCCGAAACTCGTCCAGGCACCCGTGAATATCTCCCACAACAATTGTCCGCTTGATCATATTGTAATATATTAACAAAAAACCCCTGATTTCTTAAGGGTTAATATTTTTTTTAAAAAAAGTTAGTTCAACATGAAATATTGAACTTTTGACGGATATCAAGGAGCGCCAGGTTTTTATGCTTGGCTTCTACATCAACGTCAATAGTATTTTCACGCATTGCTTCAAGCTGCATATCTGGAATACGATGAATATATTGAGAATGAGCCCGTCGTTGATTGAACGCTGCGTTCTCCTGTCCAGGCTCTGTATTGCTTAGATGCTGCAAAGGCTTAATAGTACCCCAGGTTGAACGTGTATCATCAAAAGCCTGAATAAAAGACATATTACCGGTATTAAACGTATAGTGGTGGCTATCAAACACTACCGGCACTCCACAACGATCATACACGTCCATTAGCTGACTAACGTTATAACACTTCTCATCATTCTCTAGCGTAAGACGCAAGCGAATATTATCGGGTAGCGACTTATATACTTTTACGAGACTGTCTGACCGATTAGTCTTACCACCATGAATATTGATAGCTGCATAGCTTGATAGGGGAAGACCCATAGTATCAAAAACCCATGCATGATATTCTAGCTCTGTAATGGAATTCTTAACCACGTTTGCATTATCGCTGGATAGGACAGTAAACTGACCGGGATGCGATGTAACACGGATACCATTATCAATAAATAGCCTACCTAGCTTTGCAAGCTTGCCGACAAGGCAATCATCATCCTTAATCATCTGGCTATTCAGATCCCACAAGGGAAGCAAACCGGATGATAGACGAAATGAACGGATATTAAGACCAGCAATACGAGGCACAAGCTTAATATGTTGAGCAACGTTATGATGATAGGTGGAGCGTATACGATTACTGGGATACTTGCCAGCTTGGAAGGCACCTAGCTGCAAGGTCTTTTCCTCAATGATATTCTTATAAACAATATTTCCGGTGCGCTTACGAACCGGCTCGATGAATTGACAGCACAATCCTAATGACATATTCTTATATTACCCGATTTCTTTGTTTGTTTAAACTCTATTATTCTTTTACGGGAACAAGCTCTATATCCGCTTCATCGGCGGCACATTTAACATCACCTATTATAATGTGGGCAATTTGATAAGCACCATTAAGCTTTGAACCGCCCCATGAAAGATAAAGGGCAACTTCATCAGGCTTAAACTCATACCAATCAGCGGTATGAAGATTAACGCACCGGACAAAAGGTAAAGCCCGGCGAATTCTTACCAAATTCCCAGGCTTAAAATGCATTCTTTATACCTTTCAATAAGGAAGATCGTCGCAGTTATCGGTGCAAAACATATACGGGGGCACATCACCAAAACTATCGCCAGCGAACACCGCCATTTCATCAAATCCGTTGCAATCCGAACAAGCCTCCCAATGCCAAGGCGAACCATTCTCCTCACGGACCATCACACGACCCTCACCGGAACACTTCGGGCAATGCATCTTAGTTCTCCCTATCTATATACAGAATAGCAGGGAAGGGTAGGTTTTTTCAAGTAATAAAAAGAAAAATAAAACCTTTATTTTTATAGGCGAATGGGATTAATTGGAGCAAAATCATATCTCCGGTCCAAACGTACAGGATATATTAGCCACCGGACCTGATCTCCGAACAGGATACGAAATGCGTCGTAATGATCCGGACAACTTTGGCGACCACCAAGATACATGAAGATATCTCCATGCTTCAACGTTAAAGTTGGCATAGGGTATATACGTTCATGGGGTCTATTATAACCTCTTGAATTAATCAACGTAGGACTTTGATTAATAAAGAAACCTGCGCTGTCATAGCTACGATAAAGCCGTCCTGCTGTGGGGTTCCACGTGCATTTCTTAATAACGAAATCTTTATCGTAGTTATAAGACATTAATCAATCAATAAGATTTAGATTATATAGCTCTAGCACCGCTGCACGAAGAGAAATACCTTGACTGTTTGCATATGCCTGAGCGGCATTAATCTGAGCTACAGTAAGAACGACGTTTTCCCCGCTACTGCTATCATCATCAATACTATCAGCCGCTTTACGCAAACCGGCTTCTGCCAGCCTAAGAGCTACACCCGCTGCGAACAACTTACCTGCCCATGATAGACGCATATATATCTACTTTCTTCTGTTTCAATAATTATCAGTTTGTGAATTTAAACTGACGAACAATCGTATTATTAATCCACTTTGTATCCCCCGGCTTATTGGAGAATGCAATTAGATATCGCCGTTCATATTCCGTAACATCAATTTCACGGACTTCAACCTCATAAGGCTTTCCGAGAACATTCATATTAAGCTTATCGCCCTTATTCAGTAGCTTTTCAAGATCGCCAACCATATTCCTATCTCCTATCGGTTTTCCGCAATAAATTAGAGATTAGACTTGTGACTTAAGATAATCGTTTTGATATCAAGCCGCAAAAATATCAAGCACCGTGAGGAAATTATGGTTTTGTGATCTAAAACGACGACGTGCATCTGCAACGGACGATGCCCTAATCGTCTCCCAAACAACCGATCCATTAAACGAGTAGATAATTGTGTAGTTCGTCATATGATTAAATATAGCAAACTCGGCTAACAATTTAAACCAATAAAAAAACTCCGGAAATATGGGGATTTCCGGAGTTTCAGTTTTTGGAGGAAGAAGTACAGGACTATATGATCAATCAAGTAACGAAGGTGTGGTAGGTTCCGTATCAGCAAGTTTTTGTTCATTCTCTTGCATCTGCGTCTCAGCTTGCTTGTTAAGACCTTCAACCATCTTGTTATAGCTCTCAACGTATTCTGGACAGAGAGTAAGATATCTCTTGTCCTCTGGATGAACCTCGAGAACTACTGAGCGAAGATGATCAATAATGTTAGTTCCAGTAAGTAGAGAAAGTTGAACCAGCTCTCTTACCATGCCGATGATGTTATCATCAACTTTATAAAGCATTCTGTTAGTTTCAGTTGTTGTTGTTTCTTCAGACATAACCATTCCTTTAAGAAGAAGTTTAGGGAATGTAACCCAAAACGTATAAGAAAAAACAACAGAAGATTAAAACCATACCAGGGATGGGATCATATTCTTCAAACATTATTTACCTCTTTTCAACGCATATATTCTATGGCAAGATTTTCTTTAACAAGTGTGTCATTGAGAGATACGGTTTCTTTTGTAAATCCTACCGGATATATTTCTACCAACCATCTACCATATTTTTCTTGTTTAAGTTCTTTGCCATTATGACTACGAATAATAATATCACCTGTAGGTGCATTATCTTTAAACCAAGCTTCTACATGAGTTTTTGTTTCCAAGCCCCGCATCAACTCTTCTTCATCTTTTGGATGTGAAATTTCTGGAGCATTAATACCCCAAAGACGAGCATGAACGCTCTTTAATAGACCAAAGCCAAGATCAATTAGAATATCAACAGTATCTCCGTCAATTACTCTATTAATCTTGGCTTTGTAGAAATAAACCAGATGTTCTGTTTCGGTCAACATATGGTTAAATATTAACCATATACAATTATATTTTTATAATATTTATCTGCTAAATCTGCGGATTATAATATAGAGGCAGCGATAAGACAACCTCTAGCAACGGCGTGTAGGGGATCGGCGGCGTGTCTTACTTCTTTAAGAGGAACTGGGAATTCATTATCTTCAAGCTTTTGAGCAAACATACGAACGAAACCCTTTGCTTGAGTGGTACCACCGCCTACTACTACAGGTAGAGGGTCTTTGAACTTTGGAAGATCCTTATGATCTGATAGGGCAGCGGCAAGTTGCTTGGTGGTATAATCAATAAGCCGCTCATAGTAAGAAGATACGGCAGCAAGAACTTGATTTTCATTTGGCTTGCCAATTGTAAATTCTCCACCTTCCTTTTCAGCTTGAACTACGCTATCAGTTTGACCAGTAGCTACCGCAGACATACGATCAATCCAATCGCCGCTCTTGGTAGTAGAGAAGGTCAATACAGGTTCACCATTAAGCATTACACAGACGTTAACCATGCCAGCGCCCCATGATAAGCATATGCCAGTATAGTCGTCCTTCTCAAGCTCTGAATAACAAAGAGCTTCTGCCTCGTTAATAGCTTTTGGAGTGTATCCGATATCTGTTAGAACCTTCTTAACAACGTCTTCATGATATCCAACGTCGAACTCGTCATCTTCTTGATCAATCGGTTGAGCAGGAATACAGAATACAATCTTTTCACCGGGTTCAGAAGGCTTACCAGCTACTTCTTTAAGAATATAGGACAGAACTCTACGAGCATCTTTTTCTTTACTTGAAACTACTCCCTTATACATGGGACGTTTAGCACTATCGTTACGCTCTACAGCCTTTTCAATTGCATCCTTACCAAGAATAACAAATGAACCATCAGCATCCTTAACGAAAATCTTTCCAGCAAGACCCTTTTCAATCATCTTTGTAGCAATTGGAGTTGCGGGTTTGATTACATAGAATGCATCACGGAAATCTTTATATTGAACCGTTCCTTCTTCTTGTTCAGATGCTAACACAACAAATGAGGTGCCAACGTCTAAACCCTTTCCTAACTTAGTCATATTTTTATTCCTTTTTTCTTTAGTCTTTTTGCCCTGCATTGTTTCTAATTCTTCTATTGATAAGATTTTAAATCCCACTGTTCAGTCCTCTTTAGACTTTTTTTAATGAAGCGAGTTTGTTGACATTAGCACTTAAACTTTCGTCTTTGGCTACTGTAGTGTTACCAAGATCATCAAATTTCTTCTCAAGACTATCAGTTTTGACTTCTGTTATAAACTTGCTATCATCAATTTCAATCTTACGAACACCTCCATAGACAGGCTTTTGTTCTGTTCTATTGAAAAAACTAATTGGTTTTTCCATATTTGATGATGCATTAATAGTTTGTACTACGGGCGTTTGAGTTATAGGATTATGTACTGTAACTGCTATTGGAGCAGGAGTATTCATTCTGGATATTATATAACCCATACTAAAGACTATAAAGTAGCTTGAAACTATTATAAAGATTTCCATATCAAGTATTTGCCTTTACCTTTTGTTCCCTCAAATACTTGCTGTAACAATCATTATGAACAATAGTTTTACCCGCTTTAAGTTCTTCTTCTGGAATTGTGCCTTCTATATCCAAACCACAGATAGCACAATTAGGCTTTTTTACTGGGGCGGCTTCTTCTTTTTTTAGGGAACTTTGTTCCGTCTCTGCTACCGGTGGAGGAGCTGGCAACACTTCTTTCTTTGTTCCTACGTGCTCTATTACCTTCTGCACGCCCGAGGGCGGCGATGAAGCAACCGGAGGCACAGGAGCCGGTTGTTCTACTGGCTTAGTCTCAATAAGCTTTGGAAGAGGCGCTACAGGGGGAATAACTTGTTGCTCTGGTGTTTTCTTTCCAGCAGCTTTGTCCTTTTGTAAACCCAATAACCCATATCCTACGATATCGCCATATGCGCTCTCACCAAATGCATCCTTATTTGTAGCAATACGTTTGAGCTTATCAAAAATACGAACTACGCATAGCATATCTCCATATGCTTCTGGAGGAATGCCATTTGGATATAGTAGTTTTAAAAACTCTCCTGCTTGTTCAAAAGAATTTCCATAAGCCATATTCTTTTGTTCTACAAGATTACCAATCTGTTCTGCTAATTCTTTATATTTTCCCATTCTTTCCTCTTTTGATGTTAGATGATATCTTAACTTGACTTAATATTGATTTATATTTGTTTACAAAATAAAAAAGACGGATTGCCCGCCTTATCTATTAAAAACCGAACTTTTTTTTTCCCGGAGATTACTTCAACCTAAACCACCAAATGAACCATACCCTAATCCCTTCAACCCATACTCAAGTAGCTGGGCTTCTGAACCTGAGAAAACATTTAGCGCACCAGTTAGAATGTAGAAATCCTGTCTTGGAATAGTTGTTAGCCCAGCTACCACTTCGCACGTTACCGTTCCAGTATCAGAACGGACGAATAAATCAGTTACACGTAGTTTCCCACTATAGGAACCGCTAACAGGTAATGTAAAGAAATTGCTGCCATTTACACCATTTTGCGTAAATCCAATTCTTAATAATCCAGCAGTATTATTCTTAACAGTTACCTCATTGGTAACAAATGGAAACTGTATGTTAAATGGCGAAACTGTAACAGCAGATTGGGTTACGTATGGTAAACCACTTGCTTGATATTCGCCTACGTTATTTGGACCGGTTTTATAATTAAATGCCATATCCGTTAAATATTAGGCTCATTCAAAAGGTTCTCTAATCTTTCCACTTTCATCGACTAAGTTAAACGCTTTAAGCGTGTGCTGGAATGGATTACCCTCTATATTGATAACCTGTTCTAACATTTGTCTTGCAATGTCCCTAATTTCAATCTGTGCATGAGTTGAATATCTCAGCCTTAAGAAATTTGCAAATGAACGAAAGTTAAACATTACATCAGCCGTCAACTGAATACCATATGGCAGATATAGTCTGGCGCTTTCTTTTGCACGCTTACGAGATACACCCTTGGCTACAAGGCGATTTAAACATTCATGGTAGCTCTTAAGGTTGTTCTCCATGTATTCTACATAAAGATTAACCTCTTCATCATCCCAATCTTGAGGAACATAATACTTGTCGTCTTTAAGTTCCTTATATCGTGCGCTCTCACCATTTACTGAAACACCAATACGATGTTTGATGATATGGATATGCGATGCAATATCGGTTGTAACAAGGAAATGTAGACTTGATTTCTCAAATGGAGTTTCGTGATGGTTTTCTGCAAGCATCTTTAGTAGTGCTGGCATACGTCCAAGCTTGGCTTCATCAATATCACGAACCGTTGAAGTCCAAGCTGACATTGCGTGTTGTAAATCCCCGCCGTAATGCCCTAAAAGTTCTACTTTATTCTGATGCTGTTCTTTCATACACTTTCTCCATCCCATTTATTACAAGACTTATAAGGAAGTTCATCATCTTCTAATGATGGCTTCATTTGTAGCGTAAGATTATAACATCCTCTATCATGATATTCAACTACAATTGAAATTTCTTTATCTGATTTGCCAGAAGAAATAAGTTGATTGATAGCTTTTTGAAGGGTTTCTAAACCTTCTCTGGTTCCAATTATATAAGCGGTATCATTTTGATGATGTTGTGAATGAATATGAAGTGTCTTCATTTTATTTCCTCTATTTGTTCTATCTCTTCTAACATAAGAGTATATGTTCTTTCAACTCTCATGCCATTTCTCATTTTAAAACAACCAATTTCTAAAAAGAAAATCCCATTGACAATTCTCTTTGTGAGAAGAGTGCCAATGAGAATTCTTTTTTCCATATCTTCTGGATCATACCTTCTGGTTAAACTTCCAGAAGGATCAATAAGACCCAATTTTCTTGGGTCTTTGAACTTGATCTTTAAAGTTATTCCGATTGGAGCATTTTGAACAATCTCAGCTATCGGCGTTTCTTTTTCTTTCTTACGAGAGAATAGATTTTTTAGCTGTTCAAACATTCTCTAATGTTAGCATAAAGGTTTAAAAAAGTAAACAGTCAGTTTGATTAATGTGTTCTATTCATTTCATATCTAAACAATGCATTTGCGATTTGACGACTTGGAATAAACATAGACAAATGATGCATACTTCCCACATAGGAACTTGCCAAACCAATAACTCTACCATTTGGAAGCATTAGAGGACCGCCAGAGAACCCACCAACAAGCGGAATTGAAGCTTGTATTGCGGTTATGCGTCCATGAGAAACAACATTCCGTGATATAATGCCATCCACTAAAGACCAAACTAATTCTAATGGATGTCCTAAAAGATATACTCTTTGAGCCACATTCAGGCTACCAAGTTGTAATGTCATAATAGCATTAGAAGAAGTAGTTCCTGGTTGCAACTCTAATATAGCTAAATCATTGACTGGATCTACATGAACAACTCTTGCTTCATTAACAATATCATTAATAAAACGGCGATCTAACATATCAATATCGCCATATCTTACAAACTGAACAACGTCGCCAACAGGATTTGGTCTTGTTGGAAGTTGAATAGCCATGTTTCCTATACGAACAATACGCATTTCTTGAAAACAATGTAATGCACTTACAATTGTTCTATTAGAAATAAAAAATCCGCTGCAAAACACCTGGGCGGTTTGATCAGCGGACGTTTCAGCTCTATTATGTATTAATGCAACCGTTGCTCTTATTGCCGTTTCCAGCGGCGGTCGTTCTCTATCTCTGCGGACAGGAACACTACTGTGACAGCTATTTAATAGCATCACCCCTATTAACAACCCAAACAATATCTTTTTCATAACATACACCCATATTAATAAATATAGGTGTCAACCGTGATCTTTGTCACAATGGTTTAATCAATTTGTTTTCTATAATAAGACCGCCCAAATGACGAGCAAACTCGTGATCTGAACGATAATGAAGACCAATTAGTATCCTAGATAATCCTATGTTTTTACCAAGCTTCAATAACCCGGTTGCGTGTTCCGGATATTTTTGAGCTAGAAGTTCTGCTAATATATAACTCTCAAAACTATGACCACTTGGATAAGATGCTGTATCTGCTGTTTTCGAAGCAATTACTGGATGTAAATCTAAGTCATAATAATAAGCAAGCTGATATGGTCTTGGACGATTATAATGATCCTTAATCCTTACCAAAAAAGAATATGTCTTGTCAGTAATCATATTTAAATCTTTTTCAGTTATATCGTATATGCCATGACCGTTCAAATAAGATATAAACAAAGCCAAGTGATTTTTATCTGCATTTTTGCAAAATTCTAAAACAATGTCAGATATGTTATTGGTATGTTTAACCAAAGCTTTCAATTCTTTTCTGGTTGTAGTAGATGAGTTGTTGGGCGGTGGCATATCAAACAATTCGTCATATAATTCAAGTTCATAAAGTTTTTTACTTAAATCATCATGTTGTAATGATATTTCATGATATTCACGTGCCGAATTGCCATATCTAATTTTATCAATAAAGTTCATATATGCCGCTTGTTTTCGTTTAGCTGATATAACTCGTCTTTTGAAACACGCTTATACTTACGGCAGAATATCTTTACGATATTTCCAGCTAACGTATAAGCTTCATTCTCATATACGGTGTCTATGTCTCCCATCTCATTCACAGGATCAACATTTGCTAAATGCTTATCAAGCAATCCTGTCTCGTCTTGTCTACGATGGGTTAACTCATGAGCAATCGTTCTTAAAACATCTACTATAAGACGCTTACCAACCAAGATATGCATTGTATTGTTGCTACGATTATACATACCGGTTGTCATTTCCGGTTTCTTAATCATATGAAGATGCATGATTGGCATATCTTCAATCTTTAAGATACGATTACAAAACTTAATAAAGTCTATTATTGTTTGATATGATTTTGGATTTAATCTCTTGTCACAAATAATCTTAAGCTTCTTCTTTGTAACTGGAATATGATTTTCTTCTAAAGCTGTATATGTAGCTTTTGGTAATGTCCCAGGTGTTGAAGAACCACTCCACATTACAGCCACATTAACATTAGGCATATTTTTCTTATGTTGGTGTGGTCCTTTAAGATTTTTACTTTCAGGATCACTTAGATCATCTTTTTCTTCTTCTAAAGAAGAACCCAATCCTTCTGAATATCCAATGGCTGAACCATAACTGTTGATTTCTTCTAAACTTTTTTTCTTTTTTATTTTACCGGCAGGTTTAAGCTTACCAGAAAGAGGAGCCGTAAAACCAGCTATAGCACCAGTTGAAGCCATTCCTCCTCCACCAGTGCTAATCGTAATTTGTTCTTCCAACTCTTCTTCTATAAGATATTCGAGAAGTTTTTTTAAATCTTCATACATATCTTTTAAATATTGAGCTGATCAATACTTTCCTGCGCCGTTAGGATCCCATTCAACTGGGATCTTTTTGCCATCTTTCCAGCACTTATCTGTTTGGGCTTTTAATCCTAATACTGGAACTCCATACTCTACAACAACCTTTTGCCAGATACCCATGCCAGGATCTGATGGTTTCTGTCCATTGCTCTGCCTGTGTGCCCAGATATATTCTATAGGCATACCAGCGGCTCTACCGTTCTCAACTAACCACTTGAGAGCGGCTCTAAACGTCTCTATAGCCTTGTCATCCAATGGAGTTGGATCGCCGCCCCATGTTGTCTTTATGTCTTCTCTAATAGGCGTCTTGGGGTCGTCCAATAAGCCTGGATAATGACCTTCACACTCTAATCCAAGAGAGAATGAATTAAGGTCATTTCCATGATAAAGATACCAATCTAATGGTGCGGTTATAACATATACGCCGTCTCTATATGCTACTGCATGGGCTGGAATGCCTAATGCACGTCTATAAGCTTTTTCTCTATCATTTGCTGGTCCGAATACACATGCGGTTTGATGTATGGTTATACCGGTAATTGTTTTTGGATCACGACAAACAGTTTTACCTTTAATGGTTTTTGATGTGTTAACAACCTTACCATCTGCTCCTTTTTTTGGAGGAAATGGATTTTTTTGTTCGGCTCTTAAATCTAATACTCTTATTGTCATATTATCAGCCCTCGCACCATGTGCATTCTGTTAGTTCTCTCTTGTATACCGCATTACTATTTTGTTCTGCCTTAAGAACAGACGTAGAACGAAGATAATAAAGGCTCTTAAGACCGCTTGTAGCTGCTTCCAAATGAACTTGATTGATATACTTTGGATCGCTATTGGCTGGGAAGAATACGTTAATGCTCTGCCCTTGATCGATAAACTTTTGTCTTTCAGCGGCTAACTTAATAATAGAGAACTGATTAAGTTCTCTTGCCGTTAGATATACTTCTTTTTGTTCGGAAGTTAAACATTCTAAATGTTGAACAGAACCATCATTTTTAAGAATAGAACCCCAAACTTCATCGGTATCCTGACCCATACCTTTAAGAAGCTTCTCAAGTTCTGGATTTCTTCTTACGAATGTTCCTTTTGCACTCTTCTGAGCAAATGCATTAGCAATCCATGGTTCAATACCTTGAGATACATTAGATGCGATAAGAGAGTTAGATACGGTTGGAGCTATAGCCATAAGAGTAGCATTTCTTCTACCATGACCATTACACCACTCTGGTTCACCATATTCTCTTGCAAGATATCCGGTAGCTATTTCAGCTTCTTCTCTAATCTTTTTAAAGATAATCTTATTCTGGAGATAAGCTTGAAGACTATCAAATGCAATCATGTTCTTTTGGAAGTATGAATGTAGACCAAGGACACCAAGACCAAGAGCACGAGATTTACGAGCAAAACGAAGGGCTTTTTCAAAACCTCTTAAGTTAGCCGCCTTTTGAATAAACTCCTCCATAATCCCATCAAGGAACCATACAGATAGTTGAACCGTATCTGTGTCCTTCCATTCATCCCATCTCGCAAGATTAAGAGATGAAAGACAACAAACAAATGTATGATCCTTGTCCGTTGGAAGAAATATCTCAGAACAATTTGAAGTTATAAAAGAATTACAAACCCAAACATGTTCTTTTGAATTAACCGTTGTGCAATATACATCTTGATTGTTTAAGTAAGTTACTGACTTTACTTCGTCATATTTTTTTGTATTATCTCTATATTTTCTTTCTTGAAGAGATTTTCCTTTATATGCAAGAAATCCTGTAAGTTTATCAAACTTTATTGCATCAGTTTTATTGCTAATATTTAACCGCCAACAGTCTTTTCCGTCAGGCAATAAACTTTTACCTGCTTTTCTCATTATATATATTTTTGATTCAATTCCGAGATTAGAAAGAATTATTTGTATCTTTCCAAGAAAATCACGATCAATTGAGGCTAGTGAAAGATATAGAGGATTTCCATGTGATTTGCTGATGTTTATCGTTCCATCTGCGATGTAAAGCCCTCTTAGATATTGAGAAATGGTTTCTTTATCACCTTGATAAATCCAGTCTGGCATTACACCTTTTTTAAAACCAAATTGTTTTAACTTATGTGATCCAACACGGATTTTTTGAACAGATGATGATCCAGTATTTTGTTTAATAAAAGTTGGAATTTTTGTTTTTCTTTTACCAACACTTACGCCAGTTTGATTTTTAACATCATATTCAAGCCAATTCTCTTCAACATAAACTTTCTTAATTGAATTTTCTATCTCTGAACGAAGTTCAAAATCATTTTCCCAAATATCAATATAAACACATTTGTCGGTCTGTGTGCCATCTGCATGATAAAGACCTAATAAGAATGCCATTTCCGGCTTGTGTATATTACCAAACAAACCTTCATTGCGTTGAACAAGGATTTTATCTCCAGCTTTAAGCTCCTCGCAAGCAATCATTCCACGAGTTGTTTTTACTTTATGATATGATGTAACGTCATGTGTTCGTCCAGATTTTGTAATAATACGATACACAGGAGCATTTTTTTCTATTAGCTTCATTGGAGAAGCATTTACTTTTTTATTTCCATCAAATAAAGTCAATTCCTCACCAGAAGAAACAAGATCAATGACATTACGTAATCCTTTTGAAGTTACAACCATCTGATCTCCGGTTACGCAAAGATTTGAACCCTTAAGTCTTATTCCAGTATTCTTTAATACTTCTGGCGCTTGATCATTCGCATTGTCAGAGAAAAATATATATGGTTCACCCGTCTCTACACGGCTTTTAACTAATTCCTTCCATCTTCTACGTGCCTCAGTGTCTCCATCCTTAACCTTGGTTATAAAGGCATTAGAAACACATACACCGTGATGAAGATTAAGGCATTGACGATTGGTATCGCCAGTTGGTCTACGAGATTGAAGGAACTCGTCAAAATCTCCATGCTCAATATCAATATAAGCGGCACAAGCTCCACGACGAGTAGAACCCTGGGAGATACCAAGAATAACGCTATCTGCCATCTTCATAAATGGAACAACTCCATCTGAATGACCACCCTTTGATATCGGCGCTCCCTTTGGACGAATATCATTAATATGTATAGCCGTTCCTCCACCATACTTGGATAGCATTGCTACTTCTTGTAGGGTTTCAAGGATTTCATATGTGTCATCTGCCATATATGAAGAGAAACAAGAAATAGGAAGACCTCTGTCCGTTCCGGCATTACATAATACTGGCGTAGATGGACATAGCCAATTCTTCCATAATATATCAAAAAAACGAGCTTCAAGTTCTGGCTTCTTAAGATAACGAGATACAGTAGATGCTACACGACGATACATCTCTTTTGGAGTTTCTTCTCCATATAGATAACCGCCACATAAAGTTTGATAAGCAGAGTTTTCAAGCCATTCTGGTGCATCACCAGTAGCTTTTAATTGTTCTAATGTCTTCATATTATTTTTCTCTTCAATCAAAACATATCATCAAAATTAACAACTCCACGGCTATAATCCGTTGGCTTAACGCTGAAGAAATCATCAAGTCTTACTCCAGCACCAATAGCATCAAACCATTCCATACGCTTCAATGCATCCTTATCTACATTCTTCCAGTTTTGTTTTAAACCGAGTTTTCCAAGTTGCATATTCGTGCGGTGTCTAATAAAGTTTTTAAGATCCTCTTTTGTAAGACCTTCTATATCGCCCTTCTTAAACACATTGTCAATAAAATCATCTTCTAAAGCCACAGTATCTCGTGCCGCTTGGTAGATATCTTTTTTGAACTCGTCGGTCCAGATTTCCGAATTCTCTTCAATAAAGGTTCTAAACAAATAACAACCAAACTCCGAATGTAACGTTTCATCTTTAATGCTCCATGTAACAATCTGGCTCATGCCTTTCATCTTATTATAACGAGAGAAATGCAAAAGAACAGCAAATGAAGAGAAAAGACTAACGCCTTCCGTAAATCCAGAAAAGACAGCAAGAGACTTAGCCATCATCATCTTCTTTTCTGTTGTCATCTCAGTTGTATCAATATTACCAGTCTCTACAAGACGATCAATCTTTGCCTTAATAGTAGGTTCAGAAAGAAAAGCCTCGTAATCTTGAAATCCAAGAGTTTCATCAAGTAATGAATAAGCCTGAGTATGGATGGTTTCAAAAGAAGCCATTGTAGTTGCAGCCATTACGATTTCTGGATGCTGGAACCAACGACCTACTTTATTTGACCAATAATCATTGACAAAGATTTCGGTTTGAGTAAACCCCTTTAGAATGCCGCCAATTACCGCCTTTTCTGAAGGCGTAAGGTTCATATTCCAATCAAGAAGATCTTGATTAAGAGTGACCTCAGAAGAGAGCCAATGTGCCTGCTGTTGCTTAAGCCAATAATCGTAAGCAGGTTGATATAAAAATGGTCGATAATTGATGCGGCGATCTAATAGGGACATATTACCTCAATGATTTTTCTGGAAATCTCTAATCTTTTCACGAAAGAAGTTCTTGAGATTTCCGTCTTCAAGTTCCTCTTGATTGGATTTCGCACGATTGAATTCTTCTTCAGAAAGAACACGTAGTTTAGAACGAGCAGTATCCAAATGCACTTGGAATTGAACACCATCTACACCAGCTCGGTTCTTTGCAACGAATACGTTACCATATCCAGTTGACTTTGCCATGCTCTTTCTTGCAAGACCAATAACGAAATCTGCTACGTGAGCTTGACCATATGCTTCTGCCATATTGGTAAGATCAACATAATCTTTATTAGCACCTTCCTTATTGGACTGAGAAGCAGTCCATACAGGAATATCTACTTCATTAGCAAAACCACGAAGCTCTTCATAAATCTTCTTTAACTCAAGACGAAGAAGTTCATATTTCTCCGTAGAACGCATGATACCAGCATAGTCAATAATCAATACGTCCGGACGGAAACCTTCAATTGTCAACTTATCAATATGCGAACGAAGAGTATTGATCGTTGCGGTCCCAGTTGCATAATATTTAATCTTTAGACGACCAAGAGTTTCCGCATTGTCCTCATAAAACTTCTTAATCTTCTCTTTGTGCTCAAAACATTCAATACTGTCAATCCCAAGTAGGTGGCTATCATAACGAATGCCAGTCGCTCTTTCATTAAGCTCAAACGTATAATGAAGAACGTTCTTGCCTTGCAAAAGAGCTTGCGCTCCAAAATGAACTAACAAATGGCTCTTACCTACACCGGTAGGAGCAATGATTACACCAAGTTCACCAGCACCAAGACCACCATTAAGGATCCTCTTTTCATCCAACTGAGGAACTCCAGTAGCTACAGTTCTACGGAAGGTTTCACTATAACGAGCCTCAACATCATCCCTAAGTTCTAAACCAGGAGAATGCTCATTACCGGCATTGATAGCCGATTTAATAGTCTCTACAACCTTCTCATACTTCTCTGTCTCAATGAACTCAATAGAGGCTTCAAGAGCCTTCTGGAGCCCGGCACGCTTACAAAAGTCAAGAGACTTCTCCTTAACATAACCAAGATCACCAAGATCATGATTTTGCTCTACACGAATAAGAAAATCATGGATCTGAGAACGAAGAATTCCATCCGATGGGTTCTTTAACTCAGAAGCAATGATTTGTGCAAGAAGAGACATTGATGGAAATTCCTTATATTTCTTATTATAAGACATATAAGTGTCCGCAATCTTTTTGAGATATGCATATTGAAAGAAATTAACATCAAGAACCTCCGCAAACTGGGATGCCCAGTTTCTGTCTATTAAGAAAGCTTGCACAATCTTCTCTTGGAAGCTCTTGTCAAAAGAGAAATGCTTTCCAGTTTCAGCCTTCGAAGGCTCTGGTTTAACTTGATCAACGCTCATCGTTTTCATAAATACTACGCTCATAGGTTCTTTCTACCTTACCTTACTCAATTTTGAATTATAATTTAAACTCGCAAATTACCTTATAAAATTACGCATCTGTGAACAAAAACGATCATAATCAAAGGTTGAATTGATCCCGCACTCAATAACTGTCTTAATCAAACTTAACTTATCCATCTTGGGTTCGTGATTATCTACAATGTAATTTATCTTGTTAATCTGACTAGCACTCATATTGCTGCTATTCAAATACATCAACTCCCAATTCCTCCTTATAATATCTTCGCTCTCAGATATAGCATCATATATGGCAATCTTCTTCTTACCGCTATTACCTTGTTTAGCTTCGCTTATAATGTCGGCTATCGTTACGTCTTCGGTGCCACTTGCCATTTTAGGAAATCGTTTAGCTACCGTCTTGAACCCCGCACCGGGAACACCAGATACGTTGTCACTATCATCTCCAGCTATCGTTTTAGCTAAACAAAAGTTCCTTGCAGATATCCCAAACTTAACCATAACCTCAGTTTCATCAATAATCTTTCGAGTTGCAGGATCATATATGTTTATATTTGGATTATGTAATAACTGATAAAAATCTTTATCGTTAGAAACAATAATCTTTTTGGCGTTTACATTACGAAACTTGTCTTGAGCAAGATATGCAACAATATCGTCACATTCAGTATCTTGCACATAAATCTGACATACGGGCGTGCTCTTCAATAGAGCTGTTAACATGGTGATCTGTTGAACCCTTGTTTCATCATCCAATGCTAAAACGTCCCGTATGCTCTCCTTGCCTTGTTGGATTTTCTTCACTTCCTTCATCTTGGCTCTATTCGCCTTGTATTCAGGGGAAATGTGTCTGCGTCTTTGGGACGCTCCACCGTTTTCCCAAACAACGTATACACGGGATGGGCAGAAGGTTCCAACAAGATAGTCAACGGATTTCATGAACCCAACCACTCCACCAACCGGTTGACTATGGAGATTAATTTCTTGATTAACTAAAAAATGGCGAAGAAAATTGTTCAGACCATCAACTATTATTATTGGTCGCTCCGCCGTTATTTTTGTTTGATTTGTCATTTAATTTTCTTATTTTGGTTCCAAATGTTTCTGTATTTTTATGACATTCAAGACAAAGCGTTCTGCCATTTGATATGTCCCAAATATTGGGATTATTAATTGCCTCAGTTAATGTCTTAATGTCGTAATCTTTTATTAAGAAATGCAAAGGGTATACATGATCTGCATGAAGAATTGCTCCACCTCTTTTATTGCAATTTTGACAAGTCCAATTGTCCCTGGTGAAAACAGCTTCTCTCCATTCTTTCATCTCATTTGTTCTTCTTATATTTTTATTTAAAGTTCCTTTTCTTTCATCAGGCGGAACCCAATTTGGATGCTGATTTCCTTTATATTTGCCAGCATATAAACCATTTTTGGCTTCAGACATTTTTTTTCTGGTTTCTTCTGTGTGAAGACGACCTTTATATTTCCCTTTCATTTTATCAGAATGATCAGGTCTTTTTTTGCCAAAATTTGGATGAGCAGATCCTTTTTTAGCTTTTGATTGTTTTTTTTTGGTTCTTTCTGATGGTTCTGTCGCTTTTCTTGCTTTTATATCATATTTTTTAAAGATATTGCAAATCGTCTGCGAGCAACAATTGTAATACTTTCCAATGTCTTTCATTGACCACAACTCAACCAAATACAATCTTTCAAGTTCTTCTTTTGTTATATTAAATACTTGTTTCGTCATACATATAAGTATATATCAGGGCAATAAATATATTTAATCCATCCAAAATTGTTAAAAGCGTCGATGATTATAATCGGTCTTTCTTGTGTTGGTTGGGACATGACTTAATATATACCACGTGGTTTAATTGATATACCAACTTGAGAATTGAATTTTTTAACAATACTTAAAGCTAATCATTAATACTATTTAAAAATATTCATAGAAAGGTTTTAAAAATGAAGATTACAATAAAACAACTTAAACATCTTATTCGTGAGCAACTTGAAGAAGTAAGACCTGATCTTCAATCACAATGGGACGCAGCCGATTGGGAAAGTTGGGATAAAGAACAAGATGCTAGAAGAGCTGACACCAAATATAAAGATGATCAATATGCTGCTGATCAAAAAGACACAGCAGAGCGAGCAAAACAAAAACAAGCAGAACAAGATAAAGTAGATTATCAACAAAGATTAGCAAACGAAAAAGCAGAAGCAAAAGCCAAAGCAGCAGCAGAAGCAAAAGCTAAAGTAGAAGCAAAAGCCAAAGCAGAAGCAGCAGATAAAAATATAGTCAATTTTGAGGGAGTAAAAACGGCGGCCAATATGATTAAAATTGTAAAAAATTTGCAAAGTCAAAAGATGGACGGCTCTTCTATAAAAGATGAAATTGACAAACAGATTTTTTCAAAACTTCGTTCTGATAAAGAAAGGTTTATAGTATATACACAATTACCAGAAGAAATGATCAGGTATATACCTTCCAAATATAAGATTGTGTATAGTGATTATACCGAAGTTTTGAGTCCGGCAGGAAATAGAACATATGCGCCATCTTCAGGTAAAAAAGGAAAGTATTACATTGAAGGTATTGATCCGGAACCATCAAGACTTGCATCTGTCGGCGCAGGAATCAAAGGATTTTTTGGTATGAAAGAAGTTCGCCAATTGGTTCGTGAAGAAGTAGCTCGTCAACGTCGAAACAAACGCTGAAAATAATCTTTTAAATCTAAAATTGAAAACGCCGCCTGAAAGTTAATTCAAAGCGGCGTTTCTTTTTTCTATCTCTTATGTTTCACTTGCCAGACGAACCGAACCCAGCAGAACCTCTATTGGTTTCCGTTATCTTATTTGTTTCACTCATAATCACTTCTCCAGCGGTTGATACCTTATATACAACTAACTGTGCTATTCTATCACCAACGCTAAATATAACGTCTTCTGAACCCATATTGACAAGGGTAACGCCTATCTCACCACGATAATTTGGATCTACAATTCCACCAACAGGGAATACTCCCTTACTGGCTAAACCACTACGTCCCTCTATCTTCATAAAAATACGATTACGATCCATATCCATTATTGGCATATCTGCAAGTTGAATACCAGTTGCCATCTTTTTTACAGTTCCGGCTGGAATGGTAACATTCTCAGAACAATAAACATCAAAACCAATATCTCCCTCTCTTACTGCATGAGGGATTTTAGCATCTTCGTTCATTCGCTTGAATTTAATATCAAGCGTTCTGGATACCTTTGGTATTTGAGGATCATACCAATTTTTATCAACGGTTCTATAAGAACTTTGTGCTATAGATTCACTTATATTATTATTACTCATATTTCTCCTATTAAAGAAACAAAGGCGACAACCTTGTAACTCTATCTCTAAAGTTTAGATTACCGCCTTTGTTTTGGGTGTTATGTGTTAGGTGTTTTTTTTTCAGGCGCTTAACTCGTCCGCCGTTCTTACGTCGCCATCCGATATCCCCTCATACGTGAGATGATCCTCTGGCTTGTCATTACCGCTAAGGATGAGTGCAGCATCCATCAAAGCACTAACATACTCTGAGTATTCTGGCTTGTTCAGAACTTTCTGGGCAAACTCATTTTTATAGAACTTAACTTCGGTTTCTACTTCGCCAGTCTTAAGATCAGTTACAGTAAAACTCTTCCAAGCCCCATCTCCAGTAATGGATGTGGACTTATCTCCTACAACAACTCCATTCTTTGTATTTTTGCAATGTTCACGAAGAAGATCAAACGTCTCTTCTTCTTCAAAGATGCCACGTCCAAACAAAATACGGAAACCAACCTTACGGAAAGGTTTTGCTACCTTGTTTTTAATGGTCTTTGCAGTTACGTTGATCCCAATAACGTTATCGTCTTTATCTTTAATAGCAGAACCACCATCAAGACGAATTCTAACAGATGAAGAATATGGAATTGCCATACCTCCAGATGTTGTCGTATTATGATTAATTTGACCTTCAGCAAGGTAACAATGTGTATTTGCAACCTGGCAATCAACAACTTGGATTGATTGTTTAACCAACTCAGCCCCTGGATGGTCTGCAAGCCTTACGTAATCTTTTCCAAGAAGGACTTTGTGATCAGCGGTGCCATGTAATGTGTTCAACTGATAATGTTCAGTTGCATTCTTTTTAACTACGTATGCCTCTAAATCTTGCCACACTTCTTTTCCAGTTTCCTGATCATATGATAAGATTTGATATCCTTCATCTCTAATATCATACTCTTCTGGAGTATTTAAATCTTCTATTCCCAATCGTTTTGCTAAAGCTCTAAACGATATTTCTTCTTCTATGTATTCTTCCATTTTAAGGCTCCCGTTCCATGTGTTGGTTGTTTATGGTGACATATTTTACAGAGCGTTCTACCATTGTCTCTATTCCATAACTCTCTACACTCTAAAGCGTTTTCTAATGAAGATATACCGTTTTCTAAAAGAATGACTGAAAATGGTTTTATATGATCTGCCTGTATATCTTCTCTATTTTGACATAGGATACATGTAAATTTATCACGCTCAAATATATCAAGTCGCCAAGCTTTATATTTGTCATGCTTTCTTATTGATTCTACGAGTTTTGTTTTGCCGCCCTTCCAGTTTCCATTTTCTTCACCATACTTTGGATTAATTTTACTGTAAGCACTAAGATTTTTTTTAATTTTTTCTAAATGTTCTCCGGATGGAGAGTATCTTGGTTTGGATACCGGCACAATATCATAACATGGAGCAAGCTTACAAATGATCTTTCTTACTTGACGACATTCCAAAGCCAAATCCTCTGCGATTGTTTTATAAGGTACCTGTTCTTTGCTTCGAGAGATAATCGTCTCAAAAACATCCGGCGACAAGTTCTGTGGCAAAAACCTTATCTGTTCGTGTTTACAATATTCTGTCAAATAACGAGAATAGACCTTCTTTGACAGTTCCAGAGTAGATAAAATCCATTTTTCCGGAACATATCTCTTTTCCCAATATTCTTGAAGACGTTTCAAAGTTTCGGCATCAAGGTGCTTAAGTCGTGCTTTGCCAATATTTCTTCGCCTCTCTTCCGAGTAGCTAAAGATTGGTAGCTTGTCTTTCCTATACCGATTTTTACTCTCTGTTGTCATCATCCTACGATTTTACGACGGATCTTAATGGTTGTGTCAGGAGTCACGCACGGATCTCCGAACATGACTCCTATCTTTTGTCTCTGCTGTGATACGAGCACTAACAAAACCTTTTGACCGCCAATAACGTTAGCAATCTTTCTCATACCTTTTGAAAGAACACGTGCTTGAAGACCAATTGTGTTTTGGTCATAGTCTCCCTCTAACTCAGCCTTTGGGGAAGACTGAGAGACGCTATCCCACATAACAGTTACAGGAACGTCTTTTGTCATTGTGCGAGCTTTTAGGATAGTGCTTTCTATTACTGAAAGAATTTCTTCTGTGCAAGCAGATTGAACGAATACAAACTTTTTTGCTACATCAACGCCCATATTAGCAAGAGTATCTGGATTTGTAGCATTCTCAGTATCAATATAAACAGCAATGCCACCCATTCTTTGAGTAGAACGGGCTATTTGAGCCATTAGCGTTGATTTACCTATGCCTGGTGGACCTTGTATTTCTACAATACGTCCTTCTGGTAAACCACCACCTCTGCGATTAGCTATAACATAATCAAGCTGACGAGAACCGGTAGAAATCCAACGATGAACATATGTTGGTGCATCATCTACACCAAGATTGAAAGCAATCTTATCATTGTGTTCTTTATTGATTGCTTTGATAAGATCTGACGAGAAATCGTCTATTACTCCATCTTGAACAGTTGTTGCTGTATCTCCTGATTTTTTTGTTGGTTTTGCCATGTGTTTCCTTCTTTCCAATCATCATATACCAGCCGCCCCTAAACGTAAACTGAAATGTGATGAAAAAAGAATATATATATTGGATAAACAATGTTAAAAGTTAAACGCCGCCTGGATTTCTCCAAAGCGGCGTTTCTTTTTTTATTCTCTCA